GTGGCCAAACGCTCGGCCAATTGCGGGTTCGATTTCTCTAGCTGCTTCCATCCATCTGCTGGCACTTCTGTCAACAGCTCGATGATTCCTTCAATCTGTCCAACCTTTTGATTCAGGTAGACAGGTAAATCAATTCCGTTGTCTTGTTTCAGTTCAGCATCTTGCTTTGGTTTTCTATCAACGCCAAGCTCTACGTCTACGGCCTTGCGGACGTCGCGTACAGAAGGTTTTGCGTCTTCTTCTTTTCCTACGGGTGCTGATTCTTTTGCAATCTCGATTGCACGTTTCAAGACTCTTTCCACATCCTTAGTTCGGATCTTTGAATAATCTTTTTCGGCACCACGTTCATCCGTCTTTCCAACAACGGGTGCTAACCGACCTAACTCTGTTATGTGCGATGCAGTGATGTTAGTATTAACGTCAGAACTAATCCGGTCTGGAATCCTTTTATGAATCTCTGCAGCGCGAATTAAATTAGCCGACTGAGAAAACGATTTTCCAACCAATTCCTCGGCCATGTCTTTTAGGTACTGGTTCCAGGATTGATAATCTTCAGCCCACAATTCGTTATCGCGAATTTCAATTAGGTCGCGACCAATTTGTAGTCCGTTCTTTTGAATCGACTCTGCATTACTGCGAATTGCACTTTCCAGCGTTCGCAATCGCTGCTTCCGATCTACTGATAGCTGAGCCATCACGTCTACCTCCAATAAGTTCCGAGTTGCGGCCTCGGCTCGCCTTTACTGCAAATAGCAGCATGTTTCATTCCATGTTTTCACGACATGACGTATGTGTACATTTACCGCACAATAAAACGTCGTCGCGGTCGTAATCCTTCGGGTCCATTTGCCACCAATCGCAATGAGTCTTGTAGCAATATTTGCAATACAGTCTTCCTATCGCTTTCGCGATTGGATATGCATAAAACTCTACTGGAGATTGCCCTGGAAGAAAAACACTGCTTGTGTGCGTCAATCCATCCGGCACTTCTTTAATTGCTCTAGTCATTAGATAACCCTGTAAACAGTACAAGTGTTTCCACTAACGCGACAAACACGCTGTCCATCGCACTTAACCGCACCTCGATCCACACATTCCTTAGCCCGTTTTCTGATAGACTCAACCAACTCAGGATTGCGAGTCATCGCTACCGCAGCTTCTTTTGCAGTCGCATTGCCTCCGCACCTCCTGACTCCTTCAACAAACTTAGAACGCAGACCAGACAAACTGGCTTCGATGTTCGCCGCTGCAACGTGTGATGTTGCTGGATCGCTTTGGCGTGATAATGAATTAGCCCAATCAAAAAGATCGTTCATGTGTCAAGCCTTTCAATTTGGTGGGAACGTTAAACGTGTCTCGTAAGTTGCGTTAAACACATACCGCGTTATCCGCAATGATTGACCAGGAGCATCCTGAATAGGCTCCCATGTCGATTGCAGTTCGTAGATGTCGGTTCGATTGTCAGACTGCTTTGAGATCCAACGAGGCAACTCACCAGACTTGACCTCAATCGCAAGACCATCAAGCGGTCCATCGTGAAACGTCACCTCCCTGCATGCTTTGATTTGCTGCTGTTCTTCCCAGTCTGGCGGACAACCCATAAGCGTCCGCAAGATTTCCATGTTGATGTTCTTGTATGGATACGGAGCAAACGATTGATGCCTGTTTGTGTTGACCGCCTCTTTGATTTGGTGGCAAGTTATCTGGCCGTTACGAAACTTCTCGCAACATCCGCTGCACAAAATCAGAGTTCTGTCATCTTGCATCGCCTCAAAAAAAACCTTCAAGGTTTCTTGATCTTCCAAAGACTTGTCAAGGAACTTTGGCATCTTGTCCATTTCGTAAACGCAATCCATGCACCAGTCGAAGAACCCAAGAAACTCACTTGCTGCGTATCGCATTACTGCACACCAATCCTTTCAACCATTTCCCGCACCACCCCAACAGCCACTTCCAACCGTTTCTTCAGCAACTCAATCCTCGCCTCGCTACGTTCAACCCGAACAACGCAAAGCCTATGCTTGCCTTCCATCCTCGGATCGAAAGAAATGAAGTCACACCAATCGCGGCCAGTCACCAACAAGTGACCAACAACCTGCCATTCATACTCGATTGGCACTTCCTTAGTCAGCAACGTATTTACGTGAACAGCAGGATCAAAAGGACACTTAATTTCAAGGCAACCAGAACCACCAACCAACCCGTCAGGCGTTCCACCAATGTCGTCTGTCAAATCAAAGTATTGAAACGGAGTGCTATCAACATCCCACTCAAACCGATTCGCATATTCCGTGATTGCTTTCGACTCGTTCTCATTTCCCCAGTCCATCGACTTGGCCGAAACGCTGTACCACGATCCAAACCGTTCCGCCACGATCCGCCGAAGATAGCTGTAACCAGTCTGACTAAACAAAGCATCTTTGCTTCGTCCGCTTCCCATCAAATCACCAAACTTGCTGCAAGTGATCTTGCCTAGCCTTTTCCGCAACCACTCGTCCCGCTTCACCGCAACTGGGTCAATCACTTCTTCGCCAAGTTCCATTTCGTCCAAGTTCATTTTTTGGCCTTTGCTGCTGATAGCTTGACCACACTCCAGTCGTCCGACATATTGCCGTTCGTCCTGTTCTTTTTCTTGCCCTTGTAGGTAATCTCCACAGGCGTCCCTGGTTCCATCGCGTTGTTCTCGAACACAGCAACAAGACGCTTCGAACCGTTGACGACAGTCTTGCTTTCGTTGTTAATCGGTTGGATAAACACCACGCAAGGAAGTAAGATTTCCTCTGCTGTTTTCTGGTCAAGTACGGTTCTTTCCGTCACTTCAACAAACACCATTCGACGCTTTTCGCCAACGTCGTTTGGTGTCCAATACTCTTGTGAAAGATCGCAGCTCGCGACCTCGAACGTTGCCAAGTCCATTGATACTGGAACAATCATGTCACCCATCTATCTCACCAAACACTTTCTAATTCGTTGTTATCTAAAACGTCCTACCTACCTCGATACTTCCTAGCCTCATCAATCGCCCATCGCGTCATCTCGCTTTGCTGTTCCACCGTCGCCAGCACCGCGTTATCCTCCGGATGATGCAGCACTTCCCCGCGAATCACCCGCTGAGTCAGCAACAGCAACTTCTCCAACGAACCAGGCGGCGCGTCAGTTGGTTCTGGTAGTCGCGATGGTTCAAAGTCCTCATCGTGGCCGACTCGCATCAACGCGCCGTAGACTGAATCGTCGTCGCGTCGAATGCCTAACTTCGCAAGATGGTTGCGACGTTTCGCTTCCGTGATGGTCGAACGCTTTTTTGCTTTAGCTGTCGGCATTAGCATCGTCCCTTTCTTCCTGATAAGCCTCGGTGGACAGCATCCAGATTCCGAAGTTGTCATGGTCCCTGATGATTTGCAGATACTCGACCTTGCAAATCTCCCGTATCTCCACGCTCCATTCATCCGACACCTGCCGAGCTGCTTTCGTGTAGGCGTCGTTCATTGCTTCGGTTGACGTAATGCAACGCGAGGTCTGAAACGAGACAACCATGCTATGAATAAATCTGCCGTTGCCTTTATAAATCTTGCGACGGTAGACAATCTTGTAATATCTCACTTCCCTTGTTCCTTTTCTTGAATTTTCGCCAACAGTTCGTCAATCGTGCCAGCAATAGACAAGCCCCTTGCCTGCGTTGTGTCCAAGTGAACGTATGGCACATCTTGCGACTCATTGCCGTTAAAGTAGCACTCGCAGAACGACACAATTTGCGACACGTTGAGAACATAGTCAGCAGGTGGTTGGCTATAACCGCGATGGTAGCTTTTGACCTTTATAAACTTCACTTGCCCTGTTCCTTTCTCTCGTCAGCTTCCTTGACTTCGCTTCTCAAGATCGGCACCGATGGGTGCGCGTGAAAAGCTAGTCTCACTTTGTTTCCCTTAATCGAAACGATTTCAACGCAAACATCGTTTCCCACCCAAACACGTTCGCCCGATTTCCTGCCTAGTACTAAAGCCATCCTTGCATCTCCTTAGAAAACATCCGTTGTAAAATCCCATCCATGAAGCCAGCCCTAGCCAGTCCGTTGGCTAGTCGAGTCCGTCCGCTGGTTGCGTCCGTGTGTCAAGCAGGGATCAATCCCTTGTTTCGTTGTTCTCGCTTGGCAAGAAGCGGTCGCAAGTCCCAACCGTCTCTTTCAATGTCTACTTGCAAGCTGTTTTCAAGATGCTCGCAAAAACTCTTGGCTGATTCCAAGTTGTCAAATCGATCACCATCAATGCCACGACCATCCACCATCTGATAGTCCGAGCAATCGACTGTAAAAAGCCCATGCCGATTGCAGTAGATTTCCCAGTAGCAAACAGCGTCAGGTTCACTTTCGTAAAAACTAATCGCCTGCCATTTGAGTTGATCGACTTCGCCTGATTCGTCAATCGGAACGAATTGGAAGGTTAGTACGCTACTCATCGCTTTTCCCTTTCGTCCATCATTGCGTCTGCTTGTTGGTACGACATTACCGCCAATTGACTTTCACCATAGTTAAGGTGAACATCTTCGAGCGAAAGCATCGCGGTCATCGCTTGCCCAGCAAACCAATCTCTCAAACTCATCCCTTTCATGTCTGCCGCTGTCTGTCCAAAGGCAACAGGAAACGCTGTTTCGTCGTCGTTGTTCTTCATCGTGCCACCTCAGCAACTCTCTGGACGTATCCCAGAAAATCCATATCCCTGAGTGGCGAATACTTAGAAGCAGACACCTGAAACCTACCTCGCACGCCAATCATTCGAAGTGCCCGTCTGCCAAGCTCAACAGCTTGCGACTCGGTGTCAGCCTTAACCCAACTGCGGCCAAGATGCTTGTCACGATTCTTGCCAGTGTATGCAGTCACTTTCCAAGTTCTCATACTGCACCTTCCGTGGTTGGCAGTTCAAAGAACTTCGCCAGATCGCTCGTAAAGTGATCCAGCACAATGTCCAAACTCATCTGCACGCGTGCTGCCAAATACGACAGCTCAACCTTGGCGAACTTACGCCCGTCCACACTTCGCACACACACAACAAGAGCATGCAATTCGTCCACCAGCAGATACCGCTGACCGTGTAGCAAGTCGTCTTTGGCAACCTCAACCAGCGATTGAGATGCCCGTTCCAAAATGACCATAGATAATTCCTTTCCTATTTAGTTGACTTCCATAAGATCAAACAACGAACCTTGATTCGTGTCTGCTAACGATGTGCTTGCTTTTTCCAGATTCCTGCATGCCTGAGCGTAGTATTCAGGCTTCAGTTCGCAGCCGTAAAACCGTCTCGGATCAAGGATTCGCTGGCCTGTTTTCGGTGACTTGCCACCAAGCGAAACGTAACCTTCCGAACCAATGCCAGTGAACGGACTGAACACCAATTCACTTGGATCGGAATAAAGCAGGACGCATCGACGAATGACTTCCAACTGCAATGGGCAGATGTGCTTCGTGTCCTCATCGCTTTTAGCTGCTGCTGTGTTCAGCGTGTCCGTTTCGTGGATATCCGACCAACACCCTTCTGCCCAGTCGATCCACTCATTGCGACTGACCTGGCCTTTCGTGTCGATCTTCTTTTCGTTGACTCCAGGCTTACGAAACTTGATTAAGTAGTCCTGCAATGTTCCGCGTTGTGCTGCCCTGTCGTTCTCCAGTCCACTGAACTGCAACTCTCTGGATCGTGTACGAATAGCCTGAGCTTGCGGATTCTTCCTTACGCTCCAGTCGTATTCGTAGGTTAGTCCAGCACGTTCACCAAGTCGAATATTCATGCCTCGAAAGTCACAGAGGCCAACGCCACCGGATCGCTTCATGCGTGGGATCTGGCAAACGTGAACGACAGCCGCCCTTCCTGGTTTCAAAACCCTTGCGAGTCCTTTGAAGAAGAACGACAGATGGATTCGAGCTTCAGCACCAACGCTATCAACGTTGCCGACATCGGATACCGAATCCGTATAAGCGTAAAGACTTGGGAACGGTGGGCTAAAAACCGCGAAATCAACAGATGATTCCGGCATGTCTTGGAGCATGTGCGGAATGCAATCGCCGTGATGAATGTCCCATTGCTTATCGTTGAAAACTGGCATGACCTATCTCCTTGAAAAGTTGCATTTGTTCGTTCGTGTCCGACTCAACTCGACTAGATTTTGCTAGTACGTTTTCCACAAATGGAACCTCCAGCTCAGTCACTGGAATATGAACGTTCAACGGCTTGGTTGATCCAATACGATTCGAACGCTTTACACCTTGATAGTATTCCTCGTAGCTGTCCTTTAACCCGCTCCAAACTTGCCTTG